TAATCATCGTACCTATATTAATAAGCACCCTAAGCACCCTCTTAAACCGTATTGAGATTTTTGAAAATGAAGTTGAACAAACTATCCGTAACCCAATGCGTACCTTAAAATCTACCCCTGATAGAATCGCCAAATCTGCGAAAGATATAGGTAATTTTGTTAAAAAAAGCGCTAAAAAAATAACCAATTTTCGCAAAAAAAGATAAATAATTATTAATTTTTTTATATATTTAAAGTTCTAGTATTATTATTTCTTGTCCCTGATTTTTTTAATATCTGAATATCGGCAGTATCCTCTATTATAGATGTTATTTCTTCATCACTTACAGATAAAGTTTCTATATGATTATCTATATCATCCTCTACTGATATATTATTATGTACGTTATTAATTATTGTATCCACATCATCAACATGTTTACTAAAATTATTTTGTTGATATTGTGGCATTTCTGATGATGTCGGACCGCTATTTAATGAACCAAACAAATTACTTACCATTCCAAATAATCCCATATTATCACCACCCGATCCCATATTATTTGATGCCGGTGCTTTACCACCCCCACCCATCATATATTGTTTTGTAGCCGCATTTTGAAATTGTTTCATCAATTCAGGGTCGGATTTTAATACATTTTCTACATCAGGCATAGGCTGTTCTTTGAACATTCTACTTGTTAAATGAAACATAAATGCACTCCCAGATAATGACATAAACAACCTTAGTTCGGGTGCCATTTTCTTACCAGACGATTTATATTTATCATGCAATTCCTCAAAAATATCATCATAATCATTGATATTTTCATTCACTTGTTCCGACCACCCTTCTAGTTTTGCTGAAAATGGATCATATCTTGAATTCATATATTCCGCACCAGATACAAGTGCCATTAACATCTTCTGTTGAAATCTTATACTACCATCTAGCTCTTTTTCTCTTACAATACGAATATATTCCGATTTCATCTCTTCTAAATCAGAATTCATATTGAATTTAAATGGTACCTTAAACCCCTTTGATTCCATTCTTTCAAATTGATATATTATCTCGCGTTTTTCATTTATCTCATTTCTAATTATATCCTTGGGACTTAGATGTTTCTTTTTTATTACTCTACTTTCATCGCTACCCGTCGTTGACCCGTCGCTACCACTTTGTGAAGAAAGGCTACTCGCGCCACTTTCACTTGTAGTATCCGAATTACTATCACGACCACTCTTTTTACCCCCGTTACTTCTGTTACTTCCGTTACTTCCGTTACTTCTGTTACTACGACTACTGGCACTACTGGCACTACTACCGGAAGTACTATCCATATCGTCATCGCGATTTATTTTTTTATTTTTATATATGTTTTTCATATTTTTCATATATTTTGCTTTATCATAATTGCTATTTCCAACTGAACTTGCTCGCGAAGAACGCGACGACATTGATATAACGTCGTCACTTATTTTTTTTTTATTAAATAAACCATCGTCTATAAACCCACCCTTATTCTTTTGTATATTGAAATTAAAAGAATTATTATTGAAACTTTCTTTGTTTAATTCTATTAAATCATCACTTTTATTGTTTAAATTTGATATTAATGACATATTATATATTATCTGAGTTTCAAATGTTTATATATTTACAATAATTTTTATATATATTAGAAAACGCGCTTTTTTTTTATAAAATTAAACCAATTCTTAAAAAAGATTTTACCGGTTCTTAATATATATTCTGGATGAAATTGAATTCCTAAGATATTATCCTTTTTATTATGCACCATAACTATTTTATTCCCCATCCGTTTAATTACATTAAAATTATTATTAATCCTTACGACATAATCTTTATGAAAATATGTATACTCTAACTTTTTAACATTAAATGGTACCGTCATTTTCAGCTTTTTTGTATAAGTTTTCATACCTTTTTTAAAACTTTTTATATTACTTCTACTTGTTTTACATGCTAAATATTGCATACCATAACATATTGCTAATATTGGTATTTTATGTTTGAATACAATTTTTGGCACCGGAGGAGACCCTTTCCTTAATATAAAATAATCTGACCCACTTATAATTATGCCACTTATGTTATTTTTTTCAAGTACCTTTTTTATCCCCACATTATCATGATACCTTTTAATTATTAATTTCGCATTATTCCCAATCGCTTTCCTATATAATTTATGTTGCTTTTTCCAATCCCATTTATCACTATACATTGATATTAATAATATATTCATTTTTAATATAATACATTATAATTATCTAATGATTCATTTTTAATATTTGTTCTTATATACGATACTGCTTGTAAACACGCATCACTTAAATCATCTTTCTTTTTATTATTTACAAAAATATCTTTTAGTCTCTCATTATCTTTAATGTAATTTTGGCATATATCTATACTTAATTTCTTATTATAAACGTATTTACTTCTTCTAAATTTTTTAGCATTTTTTTTACCTTCACTTTCTTCATATGTAATTTCGGGAACATATTCGTGTGTTTTTGATTTTAAAGAAGCGTTAACCAATACTACATTATCTACCTCTTTATCCCAGTGTTTTATTAAATTGAAATAATTATATATAATGTGCTGAATCGTTTTCATAATACCATTTAAGTTAGATGGTTGATTCTCTATTAATACATAGTCTATCATATTGATATTGGCCTCTTTTAAAAATCCCACTATAATATCCATTTCATTATAAACCCTTTCTGATATATCATCAATGCCTTTTAACTCTTTTTTGCTTTCGGCAATTGCTATTATTCTCCAATCCAATACTTCTATCTTGTCTGTTTTTTTAAGAATGCACAAAGCTAAATTTTTAATACCAATATCAAAACTTATATATATCATTTTATAAATAGTTATATTAATTCTTTATACTTTTTTGAATTGATCCAATAATTGTTTTATTATACTCCTTTATATTATGATGTCTTATCAATAATGTAATATCTCTCCAAAATGTATCATTCGCATAACTACAATTATAGCTATTAATACTTTTATGTTTTTTATATAACCACTTATATAACCGTTCTTGCATTTCTTGGTTAGATTTTTGCTTTATATTATGAATCTTTTTTTGTATTATCATTTTTGATAAAAAACTTTTTAATTCTCTACATTTTACATATTCTTTACCCGATATACCATCCCATAAATTACTAAACTGGATATAATTATAAGTTGGACATAATAAAAAATTATCTTTATAATCTATAAATGTAGGATTATTATCAATTATCAATAATTTTTTACTTATATCATATGTTTTCCCCACCTTCATGGTTTTTAATAATTGAGGCATTATTTTTTTTATTGACTTTTTAATCATACCATTTTTGTCAACAATACAATTATCGCGCGTAAAAATAGGTCTATTAAACCTTATATTATTTTGTTTTTCTATTATTCCGATTTCCTTATTGGCCCATGTTTTTTCGGATGCTGTATACACAAATATATATGAGTTTGGATAATATTTTTTTATTGTATGCATATAATTTATAAAATGCGGGCGTATTAATAAGGAGTCTTTACTGTAACTTTCATTTAATTTTTTTTCACATTCTTTTTTGGATTTATTAAATGAAACAGCAGTTGCTTTATTGAAACTTTTAATATTTTGCTTGAAAATATCTTGCAAATTATATAAATCACATTGATAACTGCAATCCCCTATTATAGTTCCATCTAAATCCAGTACAAATACATATGGTTCCATATTACAAATCTATTATATATATATATTTATTATATAATAGTATAGAAAATGAATAAATATTCCAATATTAACCAGGATAATAACGGGAAAAAATATTTTCAAGGTGGTAATGCTTATAAAAAAAATACATTATCGGAATCAAGAATATCTAATAAAATTACTATGAGTAAAATTAATAAGATATCCAGCAATGATGTTATATCCGACTCTAAATCACGAGGTAATAACAATGTTAAAAACTTCTTGAAAATTTATGTTGCTAATAAATATAATATTGATAATAGAGCAAAATATTATAAATATATATATAGTAAAATATCTAAGATAAATAAAATATCTTGCTTGAAAAGCAAAAAGTTTATAAAAACAAATAAAACTTATGACGGATATACAATTGATGATATTGTTAATTTGCAAAAACAAATAGGTTCTGCAAGTAAATATGGTGCAATATATATAACTTCCATTAATAATACCGTTGGTAATTACCCTATCGCTTCTAAACTTATGGAAATAAATAGAAACAATAGTATTGAAAAATGCTTAAATGATTATATTACAACTAAAATAATGAAAAAAAAAATATCCAGACATTTTATATTTACATACAGAACATTTATTTGCAACCATATATCATCTAGTGTCCCGCCAATTGTTAAAAACCTTAATTATTTTGTTACTCTTAACGAATTAGCACACGGTGACTTAAAGCAGCTATGTAAAATGAAAACATATGTAAATGATGATAACTTAGTTTATAACGTTTTCATACAAGTAATTTTATCAATTATGTCTTTTCACAGTATTGGATATATACATGGTGATTGTCATTATGGTAATTTCTTATACCAAAGAAATATTGAAGAAGGCTATTACTATTATAAAATAAATGGTGATAAGTATTATTTAAAAAGCTGCAAATATACTATGCTAATTTTTGATTTTGGATTTGCAAAATCAATTGATAGCAATAAAAATAATACATTATCGTATGAAGTTATAGATGATTATATGAGAATTATTCACGCATTTGCAAATGAAAAAATATTGAGTAAATCATGGTCACACTATCCCAACCTTCCATCTGATAATGTTTCGCGTTATACAACCCATTTATTAAATAAACTAAATAGCATCAGTAAAGCATTACTTGCTAATAAAAATAAAACAAATAAAAATTTTAATAACTTAATTAACGATATGATAATTCCACATCTAATAACTGTCCCTAATAATATTTTTACAAAAATAAAACCACGTGGTAAAATTATAAACAGTAAGCCTTTCATAATTGATAAAACATTACATATTTAGTTCATATCTATTATTCTCCTTTTCTAATAATTTATTTTTTCTTTCTATTATATATTTTGACATACTTTCAAATCCCGCATATAACATATTGTTATACAAATCTATCGGTAATTTTATTCTTAAACCTTTCTTTTCTAATTCTATATTCATCATTGGTATATCCGGTATATTTTTTGGCATATAATAATAATCTATCTTATCATTATCTATGAGTTCTCCTAAAACTGCCCGTGTCCTTATCTTTTCATATAAATGAATAAATTGTCTTAATAAAAACATAAAACTAATTTTGGGTCTCGCTATATCTTTATCTGGTATTTCCGTCTCATAAAATGCTTTATATAATATCATTCCTAATATATTATCCATTGGCACATTTTCAAAAATCTTAATGGGGAAATTATTCGTAAAACCCCCATCATAATAATAATCATCATCTATCTTTACGGGTTTAAATAATATTGGCAAAGCCATTGATGCAGAACACGCTTTAAATACACATACATCAGGTGTCGTATCAACGCTAAATATTTTGTTTTTACAAGTATATATATTTGTAACCGATACATAAAGGTTTACTCCAAATCTTTTTGATAAATATGAAAACGTTATTTCATTTGTAATATCAGGATATTTAGTATAAATAAAGTCTTTTAAATAATTAGAAAAAATATTGATATCGGATAAACCACAGTCAGTTAGTAATTTAATACAGTTTTTATAGGGAATATTACATAATTTAAAATCTTGATTACCTTTTAATATTATTTCTTCAATCTCTTGTATAGTTAGTTTTAATGCAATTGATAAACCAATAATTGAACCTATTGATGTTCCTGCAATGTGTGTTATATTTTTATGTAAATTCTCAAAATATAAATATCTTATAGCGCCAATAAAAATTACACCCCGCATACCCCCCCCAGAAAGTACCAAATGTGTTATTTTCATATAACTATTTGAAAATATATAAACATTATTACTTATATATTTGAATTATATTCATTGACATTTATATTATAATATTTTAAAGCTTCGAGAGCAGCATTGTTTTCGGCCTCTTTTTTGCTTTTTCCCGTGGATGTTGATATTATTGTTCCATTTCTATCCTTAACACAATAATTGAAAATTTTATAGTTATCCCTAGTAGATACACTTATTTCCTTGAATTGTGGAATATCTTGTAAATAATTTTGCATATGCGATGTTAACATATCCTTATAATTATTTTTTACCCTTATCAATTCACAGAAATCTATATAATTTTCAATAATATATATTAGCCACGATTCTACCACATAATATCCCGCACCTGTCATCGGTTTCATTTTTATATTTTTTGGCAATATTACTTCATCATCTTCCGACTGATAGTCTAAATATAAAGCTCCTATAAATGCTTCAAATATATCTTCCATTATTTTATAATTATTTCTCCCATTTGAATCCTCAACCTGTTTAGATATTATTGCAAATTTTGGAAATCCTATCTTATCAGATAAATATCCTAACATTTTGCCATTTACTAACTTGGTTCTTATTTTTGACAGAAAACCTTCATTTTGATCAGGAAATCTACTATATAAATAATTTGCTACTATCATTCCCAGTAACGAATCTCCTAAGAATTCCAATCTTTCGTATGAAACATCTTGTAAAGGTAAGCAATCGCTCGGACAATTTATATTACTTTTATTGAAATCAATATTCTTCATTGTACAATATGATTTGTGAACAAAAGCAACGCGATATAAATTAATATTTTTATATTTTAAGCCCTTCAACCCATTGGTATCAAATAATTCTCGCAAGTTTTCATCATTTAAAAGCACATTCTTATTATTATAAGGCAAATTTACACTATCTATTTCTTTTGTTTTATTATGAATATTGTCTATTCTCTTCATTGTATTTTATTTGATATAAATTATATTAACGTATCATTTTTTCTTTATACATAAAGATATATATATAAATATTAATAGTATATTTCTTTTAAATAGAATAACATAATAAATGAGTTTTATTGGCAATGAAGGTATAGCACCTACAATACAACTCGATTCTGTTGGAATTGGATTCCAAGTTGACGCTGATGGAAATGCCATCAACGTTGATAGTCTTGATTTAAACAGAAACGAGTATCTTGTTGTTGGTGAAAAAACATATTATCCGGAAGAAGATAATCAACGGAATACCAAATGGAGCTTATTAGTTAACAGTGATGGAGTCGCAGTTAACACTTCCAGAAATTCTAGTTCTAATTTTTTAAATTCAGATACTTCATTTTTTGTTGATAAAAACTTTTATTGTGCTGGCATTGTTAAAGCCGCTGGTTTAGAACTCAATAATATCATATTAGATGGAGACCCCTTAACTAGTAGTTTAATTAGGGATTTTATTATTAATGCCAATAATATTTCCGCTAATCAACCCTTTCAAGCCGGTCTTAATACAAGCTATGACGATGTCTATAATTATAATTACTTTGTTAAAAATGTGTTTACACCTAATTTTGTTACTCTCGGTGGTCACGTTGATACATACGATAATACACATCCATTAAATATTGTATCAACCGCCAATAATAAATTTAATAGCATGCATATCGCAATCAGAAATGATACTAATAATGAAGAAGAACCTACAAAATTCGGTTTTGGTATCATCGGTGGTTCTAACATATCCCCCGCAATAATATCAACTACGCGAGGTACACCATTAGAATTTCATATTAGTAAATCCTCGTCTAATATAGATGAATTATATGGCACAAGTGCAATACCTATATATACAAATAGTAACCAATATCCTGCATTAGCAATTGATGAAAATAACAATATAGCTATCGGCATTAACAAAACAAGTCCCCGAGATTATACAAGAAAAGTGCTAAATAACGGTGAAATAACTAGTGAAGATATTATTGATGAAAATATTAAACTCCAAGTTAATGGCGTATCGTGTTTTAATGAAATTATAATGTATGATTACTACACTAATACCCATAAGGCACTTGATGATATTTATATTAGATCATCTGGTATAAGTGTAATAAACAGTACTCAAATATCGGAAGGCGACTTTTTAGGTACTCTATATAATTTTAATAATATAACCGTTAATGATTTACTAAAAACAAGCAATTTAACTATTGATAATGACATCAATGTTAATAATAATATTCAAACAAGTTCATTAATAGTTGATAATGTAGCTAATTTTTCTGGTATAGTACAGTTTGATAATGAAGTTAATTTTAACAATGCACAAGGCGTTAGTATTAATAAACTAAAAATTAATGATGATATTTATATCGGAGATCGTAAAATAATACCCATTGATATTGATGACCCCGCCACAGGTTACGGAACATATTCTAGAAGTGAAGATGGTAGCAACTATTTTTTCATTTATGTTCATAGTAATATTGCAACTCTTGATGCTAATTGTAATATTAGTTTTCCTAAAAAAATGGCAATAGGGCTAACCGAAAGCGACGGATTTGATGGTGTTTTAAATATAATCAAGGATGATGTTACAACTAGTAATAATTTTGATATTACAATGAAAAATACTGTTGAAGGCAAAGAATATTATGCTAATATTGGTCGCCTATCGCGATTAGATTATAGTGATAATAGTCTAATATTTAACACTAATAAAGTTATTGGTAAAAATAACAATATTTATTTTTACCCTTCCACTGATATGGCAGATATTACCAGCAATTATTATTTGCCTAATATCAGATCGGCACCACCTACTTTGTCCTTAAACCGAGAAAGAGTTGGTATTAATAAATTGGGTGCAAGAGTTGGATACGAATTAGATGTTGAAGGTAAAGTAGCCGCGAGAGACTACTATTTAACAATTGGCAATGAAATGCAAAGAACAAAAGGGTTTATTTATCAACCTAAAAACTTTTTTAATATTTATGATTCACAAACAGATAAGTTTTGTATTAATTATAATAATTTGACATCATATGCTACCAATATGAAAGGTCTTAATGTTAAACGTGGTATTAATTCCGACTATTATTATCAAAATGACAAAATTATTGAAACTTTACAGAATGCCAATGACAGTAATGGTTTTTATACAAATAAAAAAATATCCCTCGGCTGGATGGGTGAAAATGTTTCAGTACCTCTACAATTACGAAATTTAACAACAGAAGATAATAATTATTCGGTTCTAAGAATATATCGTGGTGTTAAGGGCGGTGGTGCAAACAATAACGCAGATTATAGTGGTATTGATATTTGCGAATATGATAGAGATTTAAATACTGATAGAAATGCTGAAAGATGGTTTATTTATAAAAATCATACTTTTAATGACATAGATTCCAGAAATATACAACGGGTTGGACCATTACAAATAGGTTATATTGATAAAGACGTAAAACCAAAAACTTATGGTATGTCATTTTATTATAATACTGAAAATTCTAATTATCACATAGATGTTAATAAAAATACAGTATCTTATGATGATAATAATTCCGCAATGTCTATATATGGAGATTTAGATGTACATGGTAATATCAATATTATTGATAAATACGGCAGTAATTATAATTTTAGATTAGATAACCTAAACACATTAACGCAAATTACACAATATATTACTACCGTTGAAACAACTCAATATAATGATGCAGCGCTAGATGACGAATCAGATTTACCCTCTGTTAATAATGATATTCGTTATACCGGATATAATATACTTTATACTCCTACCAAGAGTGTTATTATTGACCCAATAGAAAAAACAAATATTCCTATTATTGTTAAACAGGATAGCTCTAACCTGGCAGTAGCTAAATTTATAACATATTCAGATTATACCTCTAATAATTGCTCATCATTTATTGAACTCGCAATATATAATTGTAATTTAATGATAGCCGATGATAATTATGAAAAAACTGACAATATTAAAAATATGATAAAGTTTAATTTATCAAGTGATGATGATAAAAATACTAATTTTGATATGAGTTTCTACCACAAAGATTATTACAAAAAATTCTATAATTTCAAAAACAATATTGATGAAAGTGGCAATTTTTTGGGTTCGTCAACACACATCGGTATTGGTAATAATATTGATAATAATAGTAATATCGCTTTTCATATAGATGATATTAATAAATATGGTCTTCAACTAACAAATAACCACCATGCACCAGCCATTAACTTATTATATACAGGTAGTTCATGCAATATTTATCATACATTATCAGGAGCTAGTTTTGAAAATAATTATAGATTTAGCATTGATGTCGCAAATCAAAGTGTTTTTAATGAACCCGAGTCATATAATGTTTTTACAATTGATGCTTTTGATGGAAATAATGTGAGGAAAGGTGCGCGTTTCGGATTTAATGACGATATTTTAGCAGAATCATTTGTTATTAAAACAGATTATGATACACCTGCTATGGCAATTACAAGTAGATATACTTCCGAATATGTCTTTGATAGCGTCGTTGATATTTTGCCAGATAATTTATTATTATCCAGATTAGCATCCGATTGGAATAATACTAGCAAAGAATATTCTGTTACATATACATATGACGTAACTTATTTTCCAGATATTGATAATAATTTAAACCCCATATCTTATATTAATAAATTAGACCCCAACTTCTTATTTAAAACAAGTGTATTGCAAAGTAGCAATATTAATTATAATACTTTTCATTCTAACCTGGATATATTTTATAATGCGTCTAATCTAAATATTGATTTTAATAATTATAAAACAAGTACTTTAAACGTAACAAATTATGACACTACGAATAATATTACAACATGCACATTAGATTTTTCAACTGAATTATTTACTTATAATATTTTATTAGTACCACAATTATCATTTACTGACAATACTATTACTATTGACGATCCTAAATCATCTGTTATAATTATTGAAGATTCATTTTCTAGCAACATTTCCCTAATTGATAACGTTACATCTAACTATGATTTTACATATAATTATAGTAATGTCGTGTTTTTACCCGAGTATCTTAATTGTAATATTACATATTTCTCACATTTTAATTCAAATATTGTTGATGATAGCAATATGATATATATTAATAATGAAATATATATCGACATATTACCTTTTGATAGTGATGATATATTTTATCAATACATGAATGCTGAGGTAGAAACAAGATCACTAATAGATAATGGTATTTATACAAATATATTTTTAGAAACAACAACTTCAAATATCGTGAGAATTAACTCAAATATTAACTTTACAGGTAAATTTACAGCAGAGCGACATAATACAATATTATTTAAAAGCTCAAACATATTACCAAATTCTTTTGTGAATCTAGAAGCAGAAGACAATCATTTTGATTACGACTATAATATACAAATTGAAGATGATAGTTCTAATATTTATATAATATCCTCTAATTTTGTCGTTAATAATAATGTAAATAGCCTTCCGCGTGATATGGAACTTATTAATGTTAATAGTAATTATTTATTTGAAGACCATTTTAATATATATGGTAACGATATTACAAACAAAATTTATCTTAATGAATACTTTAATAAATTATCAAATAATCAAGATAGAAATTATGTTATTAATATTAAAAATTATAACTACAAAAATTTTAAACCACATATTACTCTTTCAAATGAGATAGATACCTTGGACAAAAAAGATGGTCACGAAATATACAGTTATGATGGTATTTTTGAAATCAAATACGTAAATGGTAATGAAAATGACAATAGAATACCATTGCGAATTGATGCCGACGGTAATACCTTCATAAAAGGTGATATAGATATGGGAGGAAATATTAGATTTGATGGCAAAATATATGATAGTAACGGCAATGATTTAATTCAAATATTAAATAGTAATCATTATAAAGAATATGAAATTAATTCTAGTAATATACATTTTAATTCTTTGGGATCTAATGGTGTAGAAATACGTTCATATTCAAGTTCCAATTACGATGATTTTAAGTTTTTTTACGCACAAGATTACTTAGATTATGGTGTAGTCAAAGACGTTATGATATTGCATAAGCGACTTGACGAGGAAACACAATATAAAATAGATATGTATGGTGATATTGACACGTCAAATGGTATATTGAGAGTTGAAGGTCGTGATGTTATTCGCGATTCATGTAATTATATATTACATTCTAGTAACGTAATTTCAAATAGAATATCGGAATTAGAAACTGATTTTATATCAGAAGAAGCTCATTCTAGTAATAGATTTATAGTAGATCATAATTATGATTATAATATGTCTATAAATGGAGATTTAGTTGTTTATAGCAACGTAATTATATATAGTAACTTAACTGTATTAGGAGAGTTTACAACATTAAATACAGAAGTGTATACAACAGAACAAGTTGATATTACTAATCATGGTAATGATATCGCTTTAAAAATTAAGCAAACGGAAGATTATAAAATCGTAGGTATATTTGATGATTCAAGTGAGGTTTTTACAATCGCATATTCTGGTAATGTCGGTATACATAATGATACACCAATCTTATCTCTTGATATCAATACCACTGACGCAATACATTTACCCCGTGGAAACGTATTAGAGCGACCTACGCGAGATAAAACAGGAGATGATTTAACTTCATTGCAAGGTATTATTCGTTTTAACAATGAATATGGGCAATTTGAAGGTTTTGGTTCAAATAATCAATGGGGTGTGTTAGGTGGTGTTAGAGATGCTGACCGAGATACATACATAATAGCCGAACAAGAAGCTGGATCCGACGATGATTATTTATTATTTGTTACTGCTGGGTCAGAAAAAATGGTAATTAAAGATGATGGTAGAATTGGTATTGGTATGTCCGCACCTACCTATTATCTTGATGTGGTTGGTGATATTAGAGCGGCAAGCAATCTATATATTGGTAGCAACTTTGGTATCAATAACGAAACACCTTTTGTTACAATGGATGTCAATACGACTGATAGTATTAAGATACCAAAAGGCGATAGTTCACAGCGACCTGTTGATAACGATGAAACTGATGAAACCCACAGAGGTTATATACGTTACAATACTGAATTACATCAGTTTGAAGGTTATGGATCAAATAACAAATGGGGTGTATTAGGTGGTGTTAGAGATACCGATAGAGATACTTATATAATAGCGGAAGATTATGCCGGTGGTGATAATGATGAGCTAAAACTAGTAACAGCTGGCTCAGAAAGAATGATAGTTAAAGCCGATGGTAAAATTGGTATTGGTATGTCCGCCCCTACCTATTATCTTGATGTGGTTGGAGATATTAGAGCAGCAAGCAATCTATATATTGGTAGTAACTTCGGTATCAATAATGAAACCCCTTTTGTTACAATGGATGTCAATACTACCGATAGTATTAAGATACCAAAAGGCGATAGTTCACAGCGACCTGTTGATAACGATGAAACTGATGAAACACACAGAGGTTATATACGTTACAATACTGAATTACATCAGTTTGAAGGTTATGGATCAAATAACAAATGGGGTGTATTAGGTGGTGTTAGAGATACTGACAGAGATACTTATATAATAGCGGAAGATTATGCCGGTGGTGATAATGATGAGCTAAAACTAGTAACAGCTGGTACAGAAAGAATGATAGTTAAAGCCGATGGTAAAATTGGTATTGGTATGTCCACCCCCACCTATTATCTTGATGTGGTTGGAGATATTAGAGCAGCAAGCAATCTATATATTGGTAGTAACTTCGGTATTAATAATGAAACCCCTTTTGTTGCCATGGATATTAATACTACTGATAGTATTAAAATACCAAGAGGCAATATAGAACAACGTCCTGTATCGGGTGAAGAACAAGATACTGACCTCAGTATACACAAGGGTTATATACGTTACAATACTGATTTGGAGCAATTTGAAGGATTTGGTGCGGGAAATAAATGGGGTTCTCTTGGTGGTATCAAAGATGTTGATGGCGATACATATATTTCTGCCGAAAATAGTGCAGGTGATGATAACGACGAGCTCAAATTCTATACAAGCAATAATGAGAGAATGGTAATTTCAAGTAATGGTTTTATTGGTATTGGAACTAAACATCCTAATTATGTCATTGATGTAGTCGGTGGTGTAAATATAATTACAAATGGCAATGACTATATTTTCTCCATTGATGATCGAGACATTATGCAAGAATCTCATGATTATACAACCGATACCAGTAATGTAATATCTAATAGAATAAGTGAATTGGAAACTGATTTTATTTCCGAAGAAGCACATTCAAGTAATAGATTCATAGTTGACCATACATATAATTATGACCTTTTTGTTAATGGAGATTTAACAGCATCAAATTTAACTATTTATGGAACTACAACAACACTCAATACTGATATTTATGTTACAGAACAATTAGATGTTCAAAATAGCGGTGCGGGTATAGCATTAAACATACAGCAACATGATAATACAGGCGTTGCATTCAATATTCAACAAAATGATACAACTTATAATATTTTGAATATTTCCAATAGTAGCGATCAAGTATTTACTATTACAAATGATGGCAGTGTGGGTATAGGTGTTACAAATCCTAATAATAATGGTAATTTATTAGATGTAAAAGGTAATATTAATATTATAACAGATGGTGAAGATTATATTTATACTATTGATGGTCGTGATATTATTCAAGAAACTCGTGATTATATAACAGATACAAGTAATGTAATATCCAATAGAATAAGTGATTTAGAAACTGATTTTATTTCAGAAGAAGCTCATTCAAGTAATAGATTTATTGTAAACCATAAATATGATAATGATTTATTACTAAATGGTACTTTAACCATTAACAGCAATTTAATATTATTTGGTGATACTGATGTAGCACTTAAAATAACACAAAATGGTGATCAAGATATTGTAAATATATATAATGATACTGATGAAATATTTACTATTTTACAATCTGGTTTTGTGGGTATAAATACAGAAAATCCACTTGTTTCATTGGAAATTAATTCAACAGATAGCATTAAAATACCTGTTGGTACAAGCGATGAAAGACCAACAAAAGATCTTCCCGAAGGAACTAATCTAAGTTTACACAGAGGCTACATACGTTTTAATACCGACTTAGAACAATTTGAAGGTTTTGGTGCAGGTAATACATGGGGATCATTAGGTGGTATTAAAGATATAGATGGTGATACCTATGTGACAGCAGAAAATATCGCAGGTGATGATAACGATGAGCTTAAATTCTATACGAGCAACAATGAGAGAATGGTAATTACTAGCAATGGTTTAGTTGGTATCGGCACAACATCTCCTGATAAAAATTTAACAATATATAGTGAAAATGCATCATTATCTATCCAAGATGCAAGAATTGGAACGGAATCAGTATCATCAATTGAATTAGTAAATGGTTCAAATAATTATTTTGATAAAAATGAATTAAATTATGGATGGAAAATATCTAGTAGTAATGACCTATTTAATATTACTTGTGGTAACAATAGTGCTATTAATGATAGATTTATAATTGATGGCAAGACAGGTAATATAGGTATTGGAACAAAACCGCATATATATGACTCCCAGCAACACGAAGACGAATTTAAGGTTAATATAGTTGGAAGTTTAAATATAGAAGGAGATATTTATAGAGATGGCACATTATTCTTTGGTGGGGGTGGAGGAGGTACTGGTGGTGGGAGTATGGGTGTTGTTTCTCAAAATATGACAGTACAGACAATGACAGAAACTTATTCTGGGACTCGTGTTATGAGCGAAAATGATTCTCAAAACGGCGACGCTGATAATGGATGGAGATTCATAGATAATGATTTAGAATCAGGTTTTGTTATTAAAATAAAACCGACACATAGAAAATCAAAAGTTTTATTGAATTTATCATCGCATATTGGCTTTGATAGTACTCTTGATTCCAGATGGTGGGGTCTTAAATTATATAGAAAAAGAGATGGTGAAAATTGGATAGAAGTTAAATCAGCTAATGGAAATTATAATAGCGCAACAGAAGATAATGGCGACCCTGCTTCTATTGGTGGTTCTACGGCATGTTGGCTTTCCCATAACTTAGGTGCTAATTTGTCAACATACGAAAACTTTGTAGCTAATGTTTCGGGCAGTTTTTGTGATAGCCCTGATACTCGCAAAGAAGTATATTATACTGTTAAATGGAAATCAAGATTGGGTGATACTACTGCTTTATCTGGTGATGGAGACTTATATCTTAACAGACCCGCAAAATATAATGCCGCATTTACACCTGTTTTATCTTCATCTTGGGTAGCACAAGAATTATGGCAATTAGGTACTCCATATATTCCAGCAAACGGTTCTAATATTATTACATTATATAATCAAGATTATGTTGGCATTGGTAATACAGAACCCGTTTATGAATTAGATTTAATTGGCAATTTCAGATCCGCTGGTGATATTTTTGTTGACGGAAAAATAGGTGTTAATACATATTCCCCAGCATTTTCATTAGATATTAATTCTACTGATGGTATCAAAATACCCGCCGGTGACGATGCACAGCGTCCCGATAGTTCCACAATAGTTAAAGGTGTTATACGATATAATACTGAAAGTGAACAATTTGAAGGTTATGGCGCCGGTAACGCTTGGGGATCATTAGGTGGAGTCAAAGATGTTGACGGTGATACTTATATTAGTGCCGAAAATAATGCCGGTGATGATAATGATGAGCTCAAATTCTATACAAGCAATTTTGAAAGAATGGTCATTACTAGCAATGGCTTAATTGGTATTGGCACAGAGTCGCCAGCATTTTCATTAGATATTAATGCTACTGATGGACTCAAACTACCCACCGGAGACGAAGCACAGAGACCCGATAGTTCCACAATAGTTAAAGGTGTTATACGATATAATACTAATAGTGACCAATTTGAAGGTTATGGTGCTGGAAACGCATGGGGATCATTAGGTGGAGTCAAAGATGTTGACGGTGATACTTATATTAGTGCTGAAAATAATGCTGGCGATGATAATGACGAGCTCAAATTCTATACAAGCAATTTTGAAAGAATGGTCATTACTAGTAATGGCTTAATTGGCGTTGGTAATACAGAACCTAACTATAAAATAGATGTAGATGGTGAAATAAATGCGTCTGCTTTTAACATAAACGGTACACCATTTAGATTAGAGTTTCCAAGTGGAATGATATTGCAATCAAAACATTTAACATTTACAGATACTTGCACTAAAAGTGATACGGAGGTTGATTGGGTGCCAGTTAATAATGATTTAACTTCTGGATTTGTAATTAGAGTTAAACCAACACATTCTTCATCAAAAATATTATTAAATCTCATTTGTCACATTGGTATGGATTATTTACATGATTCCAGATGGTGGGGATTAAAATTATATAGAAAAATAGGAACAGGAAATTGGAACGAAATTACAGGAGCAAATGGATCAGGTTCTAATAATGGTTCATCATGTTGGATATCTCATAATTTGGGGGCTGAATCTAGTACATATTCTCATTCTATTACAAATGTCACTGGTTCTTATGAAGATGAACCACAAACAACTGAAGACGTATATTATACAATATATTGGAAATCACGTTTAGATGGTACAAATGGTAGGTTATATCTAAACAAATCAGCCGAATCTATTGATACTAATTATCCCAAACCTTCTTCAAGTTGGTCGGCTTCCGAAATATGGAATAATGGAGTACCATATGTGCCTCCGCCTGCGTCTTCTGTAATATCTATATCTGATAATA